AATCTAAAGGTAATAAATTGTTTTTCTAGTACAAAAAAAAGAGGGCATAAAGCCCCCTTTCATCATTATCAAAGAAAGTATTAAGGTTGTCTCTGAGCACCTGCAGTTTCACCTGCTGAAGATAATCCTGCAAATGGACTTGCAGCAGTTGGTGCAGTAACAAAGTTAGGCATTGTTGTCTCAGTAGCAGTAAGAGTCAAGGTATAACCTTGCATATCTCCCATTGCAGTCCCTGTTACAGCAGTTCCTCCTGTTACTTCAGCTCCATGCTCTAGCCCTACACACATAACACTCAATCCACCCTGACCATCTTGAGTCTCTACAAAAACATGAGGTCTGCCAAAAGCCATTAGCTTAAGTTCTTTGTTGTCCTCTTTCGTTAGTTTATGTAGTGTTACATTCAAGACTTGCTCAAAGTAAGTTGTGCCATTTTCAGTAGACGTAATAATATTTGTTTCTAAAGAAGAATTGTTCCTGACATCATAGATGTAATAAGTAAAGGTTCCAGTTAAATCTGTTATTTCATCGTTTGAGCCAGTAGTAACTGTCCCTAAATCTCCGAAATCAACAAAATAGATTTTACTTATACCACCTACAGCATCTTTACATGGTTTTTTTCTTCCTCCTGTTAAATCACAAGCCATAGTTTTTAGTTTTATAAAAAAAGGGTAGATAGGCTCTTGGCTTACCTACCCCTTCTTCTGGTTAATTATCTATTAAGAGTAAAGAACAATGTCAGAACCAATAGCGTGTTGGATTCCTGCTGTAAATCTCATAACTACTCTTACGTTTTGAGAACCATCTATGTCAGCCATGTCGATAACTTTGACTTCGTTTTTGTCAGATAGCAATCCAGTTCCAAAGAACAAGTTGCTTTTTTCGGCAGCTACCATTGTGTCAGAAGCTAGTCCAGAAGCCAATACGATATTGATACCATCAAAGGTTAAAGCACCTCCGTTGAACCATTGTGTACCTTTAGCATCTGTACCTGCTGCTCCTACGTTGGAAGCAAATCCGCCCAAAGCTCTTACATAAGCTCTATATACATTGGGAGCCACATAGATGAACAAGTCATCAGAACCATAGACTGCTGTAGGGATAGCATCCACTACAAGACCGATTTTTGCGATTACGTTAGAGGCAGTTACCGCAGCACCTGCACCTACGTCAATTACATCAGCATCAGCCAATAGAGTTGTTTTAAACCCATCAAATTCACCTGCATTTGCGTTAGTACCACCCCAGATATTATTTTCTAGTTTCTGTGCTACTTTAGCCCCTACATGACCAATTAAAAAGTCAGCGAAGCTTGAAGGTAGACTAGAGTAAGCTGAGTATCCCATAGATACAGCTTCCCAGTCAGAGATGAAGTCTTTCTTACAAAGTTGTAGGTTAACTTGAAATTCTTCTGGTTGAAGGATTTTCTCTGTCAAGGTTACAGTTGACGTTGGGTCAAAGTCACAAGAAGCGTTTTTAACGATGTCGTTAGTTGCTACTTTCTTCATTACCTCTTTAAACTTAATATTAGGTTTAATAGTAATTAAATCATTAGCTAACGTAGTACCACTAAGAAGGGCAGCAGAAATATATTTCCCTGCGAATTCACCTGCATAAGTAGTAGTTATTGAAGTTGTTGTTGCCATTTTATTATCTTTTTATTTGTTTATTATTATGATTCAGAAGCCCAGATACCTACACCGCCTGTAACATACCATTCAGTTTCAGCTACAGCTTTTAGTGTAACAAAATCTCCTTTGTTAGCAGTTGCTTTTGTGTTTATCCAGTCTTTATTTACAGTACCACTTGCGACTGAATCAGCAGCAGCGTTAGCAATACTTCCATTTACACCATCTAAAGCGTTTGGAGAAAGAGTGATAATGTTGTTTCCGTCTGCGCCTGTGTTTCTAAACGTAAATTCCATCCCTAGATTGTTTGAATCAATAAGAGGAAGTGTAATTACTAGAGCATCAGTTGCAATGTTGAATTCTGCACCTGCTTGATTAGCACTTACAGCACTAGAGGTAGTCAAAGTTTCTTGCTTTGACCTTGCTCTTAATACATCATTTGAAGTTGTTATTGTTGCCATTTTTAATTATTTAGTTATTATTTATTTTTTCCATAACTCTATCTAAAGTAGTCATAGGTCTATTAGGGTTACTGACCCTTAAATTAGGTTGCTCCGAACTTGATTCTGGACTGTGTTTAATTGGTTCAGCAGCAGGTTCAGCAGAAAGTTTTTCTAGTTGCTTAGATAAATCTTCCTTTTGACTTTTGTACTCTTGAAGCTCACCTTTTACAGCTTCCTTCAATGAATCTAATTCAGCCTTCATAGCAGAGATAGTAGCCTTAAAATCTTCTTCAGTTACATACCCTTCCATTAATTCTGTTTCTCCTTCTTCCACTTCTTCTTCTAAAGATTCTACTTCCTCAGTAGCTTCTTCGTTAAGTTCTGTGGAGGGTTCCTCGATGTTCTCAGAAACGCTTTCCTCACTTTGTGCTTCTATAACTTCCTCTTGGACTTCTTCTGAAAGCACGTCTGTTGAAAGTTCTTCTTCTTTAGTGAGTAAAGACAACTTCTGCATAATGTCGTTTAAAATAGTAGTTGCTTTTATACTCTCCATCTTTTTATAATTTATAATAAAGTAATATACCTGTTATGTAGTGTTAGATTTTTAACTAATTAGCAGATGTACAGGCATCGCAATCACTATATGAAACCACCGAATTAACTTTATGTTCGGCTGAAGTTCTAACATGGGTTACTGTGTAGCATCCACTATGGAGTGTGTTGATAAAGTTGAAATAGTAAACATTGCCAACAATCAGCTCCGTATCTTGAATATAAATCTCCTTATGGGAACTATGACCGCATTTCTGTAACTTATAGTAGTATGTAGTGTGGGTCATTGTTATATTGCCTATTCCTTGAGCCTGTAGAGAGCCATCACAACAATCTACAGAATAACTTTTACCATCTGGGCACAAACATCCCCTTTTATCTCCCTTTGGAGATGTCCTACTAGGAGTAGGCTCCTTTCTGCTTCTTCTCATGATTTACTTGATTTTGGATGCTTGTTAGGGAGTAAGTCATAATCTGTAGTGTACTTTGCATTTTGAGGTCTACCGTTCTTAATTAAGTAGAGATAGGCATTAACCCTTGCAAAAGCCCACTGACTAGCTGACTTAACTTGAGGGCTACTAGATGTATTAAAAGCTCCAAGACCACGCTGAAAAACAGAAGCGAGAACACCAACGCTAACACCATATCCCAATTTACTTTTATATTTCTTATTAAATTCATCAGATTTCTTTTTAAGTGATGCTCTGTCTTTAGCAGAGACTTTAGCTCCTGTTTTACCAGAAGCATCTCCTTTTGCAGTACCCTCACCTTTAGGGTTCTTATTAGGAGTACCAGACTTAGGGGCTTTAGGACTGCTTTTAACATTCCCTTTATCATCAACCTCTGCGAGTGTATGTTTCCCACATGGCATATACCAAGTCTTACCATCCATTTCATGTTCATGGTAACCTTCGCATCCTAAATCCTTAGCACCCTTCAGTGCCATTTCTTTTGTAGAAAATGCTAATCTATCATCTATAACAGCATAATCATCATCTATAACCATAGATGCCATTTCTATTTCCCCAAGACCCTTGAGTTTGCTTCTACTCCAAGAAAGTCCAGATAATCCACCCCATGCATCGTACATTAACTTGCCACATCCATCAGAATAGCTCTTAGATGCGTCTAAATCGCCTTTATGTCTAGAGAGGAAGGAGTACATCCTTTTTATCGTAGACACCGTTAGGTTGCTCCTAGAGGCTAACTGAGAGGCTCTGCGTTTTCCTACAGCAGTTCCGCAAGACCCCCAACCGTTCTTATCAACGTATTCTAATACGTTTTTAGCATTATTCACTACAGAGTCAGGATAGTCATTATAAGTCTCCATTTTATACTTCTTGGATTCGATATAATCTTGAACCTCAAATAGTATTTCTGTAGCTTCACTCTCATTTAATGATGGCTCCATGTTTGCCATCTCAAGTTTATCAGTAAAGTAACCCTCTATAGAGAATCCTTTNACCAAACCTGTCTTAACATACTTTTCCCAAACCTCGTCATTGTTAACCTTCATGGATACCATCCAAGTACCTACTGGCATATCAAGTCCATACTTCCTACTCTTGTCATAGGTTTCGTCTTCTATAATCCAACTCTCTACTACAGTAAGCCCATTGAGTTCAGCTTCATGTTCAAGGGTAGATTTATTTTGATTGCCATTCATTAGAAACAATTCACTAGCTTTCCTTACCGTATCATCAGAGAAGTAGATATAATATTCGTCATCACCATCAGAACGATATATATTCTTGTTGGGGATTAGGGCTGCCCCCATGAGGATTCTCTTCTCATCATCTACTTTGGCAAGTTTAACCTTTTCATGTTCGTTTAGGGCAATGAAGTTTTCTTCTATAGCAGGTTTGTCTACAATAGATATTGCCTCTATTCCCGATAGAAGGGCATCTTCATCAATTAGTAATTCTATAATTCTCATAATTTATTATTTTAAAATGATGCAATGTCTACTGTGGTTCTTTCTGTTTCATTAAATCTATTTAGGTCATCCCAGACTAATTCAACCTTTTGGTCTCCTTGTGTTCTAGCCAAAGCCATCCCCAATTGAGATGTTTCTGACGCCCCCACTACATTGAAGTCTGGTGCTGCAATTCCAGAAGCTCCGCCTGAACCTCCCCCTCCAATAGAACTTGAGATACCAGAAAGAGATGCTATCTGAGCTTCAGCTTTTTTTCTTGCAGCTAAAATACTAGCTAGGATTCCTCCAATACTTGCAGCAAATACCCCGATTCCTAGTGGACCAAGTTGAGATACATATGTACCTAACGACATTGAGGCTTTTGACGCTTGTGCAGCTCCTTCTACAGCTACATCTGTCAATGCGGATTGAGCGTTTACAGCATTTAATTTAGCCATTCTCACTTGCTCCATAACATGGAATTTTACCCTCATTATCTCTTGACCTATAAGTAAAGACTGTTGCAAAGTAAAGTAATCTCTCTCAGCTTTTATTCTTCTTATTTCTGCTGCTTTTTCTAGTTTTTCTATTTTAGCTACTTGAGCTTCTTTTTCTGATGAAGTTAATTTATCATTATTAAGTATAACGTTTTTCCTTTCCCTTAATCTTGCTATTTCAGCATCATGAAATGATTTTTGCAATTCACCTAGTGAGCCTGATGCTTTACCTAATGTCTTAAATAAATTATCGACAGTTTTAGCTTGTTCTTTTGCATTTTCTTTAAAGTCATCAATGATGATTCTAAGTTGCTCTCTTAAATCCTTCTGGTTTCTCTTAAATCGAGATGAAAAAGCCTTAAATAGTTCTTCTCCATTAGTTAAACTTTCCTCGTATTGTTTTCTGGATAATCCGAAGAAGCTCTCAAAAACACCCTCCAAAAGCTTTTGACGCTTTTTTAATTCGTCATGAGTTGTTGCTGTTATTTCTTGTTCAAACTTTTTAACTTTTTTTCGTCTATCTTTATTGTTTGGGCTATCTGGGTCTTGAAGAATAACAAATTCTTTCAAAGCCCCTATTTGTTCTTTCTTATTTTTTATAAATTCGTTATGTTCTTCTGTTTCAGATTTAAGTCTTTGTATTGTTGTGTCTCTTGCAAGTTCTTCTGTGGTGGTAAATTCTCCGACAGAAATTGCCTTCTGTTTTAACAACTGTTCTTCTGTAAGTCCTAAATCTAATAATTCTTGTCGTCTTGGGGCTTCTTTCTCTAAAATTTCCCCTGCTAACTCTGTGATTTTACTTTGAGCGGCTTGAGACATTGCCAACTTAACAATAGAATCCCTGTAATCATCGTTCGCTTTTGTAGCTCCTTCGGTTAAGTTTTTAACATCCTCTAAAGACACTGATGAATCATCTAAACTTTTTATATAGTCGGGAAATTCTTTGTTAAGCCTTTTGATTGCAATCTCCTTTTGCTTATCGCTTACAGTTGATGATTCCAAAATGGCTATGTAGGTTTCAAATTTTCCAGATGTATCGTCTACTTTGTCTTTCATGTTGGAGAAAGCATCAGATACTGGGTCTGCTGCTGCTTTAGCCTCTTTAAGTTTTTTTGCTATTCGAGGCAAAAAAGATATTAGTACCTGAATACCAATAAGTAGACCTCCAGTACCCATTATAGATTTTCCTAATTCTTTAATGGTGTTTGCAAATCCCCCTGCATTGGTAGCGGAAATCTGAAGCAAACTAACCAACTGACCTATGTTGTTTGCCATTCCTTGAAATCCGTAGGCTGCATCAGAAGCTAACCTTGAACTTTCTTGAAGAATAGCATTGTTTAATCCAGAGGTAGCTTTGTTGTTTGCTAACGCACCTGTTAGACCCCTTGTAGCGGTACTCATCTCTAGAGTTGATTTGGCAGCAGCTACGTTAACCTCTTTCTGTATTTTTATTCTTTGATTTAAAACCTCTAAATCAACCGCCTCTTGCTTTTGTAGATTGTTTAGCTTTTTAGTGGCTGAAGCTAAAGCATCTACAGAACCCTTAGTTTTGTTTACAACCTGACTAGCTTTACCATCACTAATCTGAATATCTATAAGTATCTTCTTACTTGCCATAGTATTGTCTCTTTAATTGTTTTTTCACTCCGTCCCAGTTACCTATAGCCTTATATTTGCCTTTAGCAATATCAACATTCTCTGATACTCCGTACCAATCATTTGTGTTTAGTAAGTCTATAATGTTCTTTATCATATTATAGTATCAAGTCCTGTTATTAAATTAAGTAATTCAAGCTCTGTTGCTCCAGTGTTAAGGTTTGTCTTTATAGAATTAATACGGAACACCCTATCTTGTATCTTAATCTGGTCATTTAATTTATATCTCGTTAGTATTTTAGCAGGGTAAGAAACACTTGTATCTAAATATCCTCTTTGATTGGTCATAAGCTCCTGAGATATATTTTATATAAAACTTAGAGAATAATGAATTTTCTGTAGATACTAAACTTGCATCGGTATCTCTGTATATTTTTAATTGCCATTCGTCAAATTCAGTATCAAAATTCAAACTATTTGCAGGAGGTACTGTTGATGTTCCTTCCTCGCTTGAATTCGATGGTCTCCAATATGTTGTTAAGGCAGACTCTGTACCTGAAATCCAGTTTATATTTTTACCTCCTGTTATAGTCTGGTTAATTCCGTAAAACAGTAATGGTTTTATATCTTGTGATTTATAATTACCTGTAGGTGTTGTTTTTTCAGTTGTGGCATCCTCATGACTAAATTCACCCCCTGCCGCATATCCGCACTGGATATAAGTTAAGTTTGAGTTTTCAGAAGTTGCAGCAGCCCCTACATCAAATAGTCTTTCATATTTCATGTGGGAGAACGGAATTTCGACTTTATACTCAACCCCTAAATCATCATAATGTTTAGGAGAGCTATACGTTGTGTTTCCAAACACTTTGTTATATTTTGTTTCATGGGTTTCCATCAGTATAGTATCCGTTTCTTGATACTCAAAAGAAACAGATGAAAATGGTCTTGCCACTTCAATTTCATGGGATTCAACATCAACAAAATCAACAAGGTCTATAGTACCCCCTGTCATATTATTTACCGCATCAGCATAGTAATCGTCTAAAGTTTGTACTTCTATCACTGGGGTTGATGCTAATGGCTCCTTAACATAAGCTGTGAGATTAAACATCTTAAATAGTCCAGATATAAAATCAGTAACCTTCATATCTGGAAAGTGATTAACTAAATCCTGCTCTGGAGATGTAGAATCTGTAGCATTTAAGGCTCCAAAAGCATAGTAAGTAAGAGTCTCTACAGTTCCATTTGGAACGAATGTAAATAAACCTACTTGAGCACTAAATGTTATTGCACCACCTAAAGTTTCAACCTCCCATCTTAATTTATACGTTCTCCCCTCTACTGTTTTCTCATTTGATAACTGATAGTTGGGATTAGCAAGTAATGATAAACTCTGGTGAACTCCTGATATTGTTTTCTCCGAAATAACAGCTCCAGTTATATCATCAATGCACCTCAAAATCAACAAATCATAAGTGCCAGATGTTATGGTTACAATTAATCGACTTCCGAATCTCCTTATGGTTGTATTGCCAGAAAGGATAGACTCCTGTGTAAACGAAAATGTATCGTCTACTATCGCTAGATTAGCATTAGAGCCAGAAGTTACTAAACCAGATATTTTCTTAGAACTACCTAACTCTTTTGATAGGTTGTAATTTATTATTTCACCACTCTTTCTAGATAGCCATAAGTATAAATTACTTATTGGAGATGTGTCGAAAAATCCCGTAAAAGATATTCCATACTTAGATTCTATTGCTTCTAAAACCTTAGTAACCTTAATAGCAGGTTTTAAGTCGGTGTATTTTAACCCTCTTGTAGCGTCTGTACTTCCTGAATAAAGATTGCCATCATAATTAGGTGCTGTTGAAGCAGAATCATAATATAGTCTCTTCTCAGATGTTATAAGGGGATATATTATAGCGTTGCTGTGGAGCCCAGTTGTAAATCCTGTCTTTACAGTAGCTGCATCATAAGTAAAGTCCCTTATGTTAGAATCCAAACTAGCCACTAAAGCAGTTAGCTTNTCCTCCTTCATAGCTTCCCTTAGCTTAATTAGTCCCCCATAGAAAAGAACAGTATAACTTGATGCTTTATTGTTCTTCATCTCTGTAGACTGAAGGTATATATACCCCTCCCTAAAGGGCATATAATTCATGTATATCTTAGCTAATTTTTTAGTAGCACCATTAAATCCAATAATATCTGGATTATAAAAGTGTTTGAATAGCTTGTTGTTAGTATCGTTAGCAGGAATCTTAAATGTCCTTGAGTAATCGGCAAATATCTTAGCGAAGTCTCGTATGTCTTGTATAGAGGATACTAAGGTTATAGATTCGTCCTTAAATAAATCTACCTTACTATAACTTCTTGTAGCATCACCAACATCATTCTGGTCAATATACAACTGGATATCTATCATCTAATATCTTGTATGTAGTTGTTAGCAACCTCAAACTCTACAGTAAAGTTAAGTAGCTTTTCGTCTACC